CGTGTCATCAACATGTATCGCAGAGCATCGTATGCGTGGTCTTCGGACTTTGTATCTACGTCTTCGCTGTTTGACTTAGAGAGTGGTATGCCAGCAAGTTGCTTGATTATGTTTTGACAACTGGAGAAGATACGCAGTCGTGGTTCTTCTGTGTAGGGATCGTCAGCAAGACGGCGGTGTATTTCCATCTTGCCTTGGACACGGTTGCGATCAGAGGGTGTCCAACGAACACCAACACGCATCATTGTTTCTGCAATAGACGGGCCGAATCCTGTCTTGTTCCAGCACGACGAGTCCAACACGGTGTAGTGTGGTGTTGGATCAAGTTGTTCTGCTTCCATTATTTTATCAGCTAGTTGCTCTGCTGTCAAGTGTTTGACATATAACTCACGATAAACCCAGATATTACTATCCCAGTCAATAGCCCCCCACAGAACGCACGAAGGACTTGCGTAGCCGTAGTCCGCCGCCCGTATTCGTGGCCAATTAGTAGGTAGTTCGAAATGTTCGACAACGTGCCGACTCCTTGAAAACTCGGGGAAGGCCGCTCCCTCCGCCACGTCCCAATCACCTTCTAGAAGCCTCTTTCGTTCGACTTCGGGGAGCGACCTCAACATGGCCTCGTATTGACCATCTGCCATGAGGTAGGGATTGTCGGTCAGCCGTGCCGGGACAAACTTACGAAAGAACAACGGCTGACCTGCCTTCTCGTGACCGTTGGGCCACAGAAAGGGTGTTTTTGTTTCTATATCGAAGGCAGGAAAAGGCTTGTTTGGTTCCACATCTTCAATATATGTTTTCTTGACCCACCAACCACCCACTCCTCCGGGGTTGGCTGTGCAGCGCATGTACAGGTGTTGCTGGAGTTCAGGATCAGTAGTACGAAGGCGAGAACGCAAGTAATCCCAGACATAGGGTGTAGGATACTGGGTAATTTCATCTATGCCGATCCAGTTGAATGCCTGACCCTGAAAGCGGGTTACGTCCTTGTCTTTGTCAAGATAGGTGAACCAGATCGTTGCACCAGAGGGGAACACCCACGTAGACTTTGATTCGCGGAACTTTGCCCCGGGAAAGGCTTTGGGGTACAGTTGGCGGGACTTGTCGATTAGTTCGGTAAGTTCATCCAGTGTACGACGGAGAAGAAGACCACGATGATTAGGATTGTGACAGTAACGTAGCGGATCAGCAAGAAGTGCAAAGCTTTTTCCACCACCGGCAGCACCGCCGTAGAGTACGTCTCGTTCACCCGCCGATAGAAAGTCTGTTTGAGGTCCGTCATTCGGTTGGAAAACAACTTCACTTTCTCCAACAAGGTCCGACACTGCGTCAGGTAAAACATCCAAATCCCCAAGATCGATTGTGGCAGACTCGTTCCCAACCAGAGCTTTCTCAACCTTTGTTGTAGTTTGTTCAAGCTTTCGGGCATATCTGCGTCTATCCTCTGCTGCTTTGGTTGATTTCTCTGCACGCTTCTTGGCGGCGTTGACTCGCTTTGTAGCTGCACGACGGGCACGCTCCTTTGTAGACAGGTTATACGTGGCCTTGGGTGCGTTGGGGTCTTTTTTAGGTCTACCGCGCCTCTTGGGGGCTTGTTCAGCCATCAATCACTACTTCATTCTTTGGTGGCAACAGCACTACACCGTGTATTGCTTGTACATTGTGGTTGTGTGTCTCTTGTTTTGCAACTCCTACGCGGTTAAGCAACGATTCAGCGGCTCTTAGCCGTAATTCGTCACCTCGTTCGGGGGCGGGATTGTCAATTGTGGAGACTACACGGTTTGCTGCCTTTATTGCATTTACTGAAAGTATGCTTTTTGTGCGTTCAATGATCTCATCTGCCAATGTTTGCTTCAGCCACTGGGCAGAACCACGGGAATACCCCGCATCTACGGCAGCTTGGGTTACATTTCCACCGTTTTCAAACAAAAGTTCAAGAAACTGGCTCTGTTGAGGGGTAAGTACCCGCTCTTTGTATTGTTTTGGAAGCAGATTCATTGTTTTTTATGTAAAAAAGAGGGTGTGGGCGTCTCAATCAGCCTTATTCACCGTGGTTACAGGCGTAATTGCACAGATTTGTGGGAATATACCGTGTATGAAACGGCCCACGATACAATATTAGAGCTAGTAACACTGATTGTCAACAGAAAAAACAAAATACTTGACAAACAGAACATCTGTATGTAGACTGGGTCTAGTACCCGCCGGGATATATCCCCTCAGTTCTACATTGGGGGTCATGCTGACATAGCATGCAGGGGCTGCATGACGGGTCATGCCCACTTATCCATACAAAAAACAAAAAAATACAAAAAATATGCCGGGGTTGCATACTAGTACTAGCCCACCCCCGGTGGCCCTAGCGGCCGTCACGCCCGGATTTTCTTGCCAAGGCCAGCCGGAATCTTTCTGACAAGTTTTGCAACAAGCTGAAACCACAGCCGGGGACTAACACGCGCCCCCGCGCCGTGCCGCTGGTCGCCATTGACATTTTTCCGGTATGGATAACCCGCCGGGCTGTCGTTTGAGGTCACCCGGCGCAGTCCTACCCGAAACACAAGCCGCCGGATTTATCCCGCCAGTACAACCGCCAAGCCATTATTGTGGGTCATGCCCACAAAAAAACCCCCGACGCTATGGCCGGGGGCAAGTGCCGGTCTGTGACCGGTATGGAGGAAAAACCCGGGCTACTACCGCCGCACCGGGAGGCGGAACAGGTTAGTCGGTCTTCACCGTAAATTCTGCCTTCTTGATCGAACGGGGAGACTCGCTGCCGATCCAGCTAGTAAAGCCCATGGAATCCATGAATGCCTCAAGCCCCCTGATCTGATTGTTGATGGCGTCGAGATGATACCGCAACACCTTTAGCTCGTGTTCAGTGATGGCGAAAACGTCGGCGGCTTCGGTGGTGGTCAGTTCGGTTTTGATTGTGCTTTGCATTGGTTTGGTTCCTTTTCCAAAGGTTCGAGGCGGCCCGATCTGGACCGCCCCGGATTATAGCCACAGATCAGCCGGTCTGGTCAAGCCGGTAAATCTTCTGATACCGGCCAGCAGCGCGACGGCCCGTGCTTTTTGCCTTGATAGGATACCCTGCCTTGCGGAGGTCGGACAGATACCGGACCACCGTCAAACGGGTAAACCCGAGGTTACCGGCCATGGTTGGCGCGGCCTGATAACCTTTCGCCAGTTCGGCCAGCAGCCGATGATGGCCCGGGCCAATATCGACATTATGGGCCACAGTCTTAACCCGCGCTGGTGGCGTCTCGTTCAAAGGCTCACCATGCAGCCCGGTCACCGGATAAAGCGGCTCCGGCTTGGCTACTGGCTTGCGCCCGGTCTCGGCCCGGAATTTTGCCAACAGGCGCTTGCGCTCGTCGGCACGGATTACATTTTCGAAGCGATCCGCCAAGCTACGAAGGTCGTTGAGTAAGGTCTTAGGTACTTTCATCGTTTTGGTTCCTTTCGTTCTAGATGATGCTGGCAATGATAATCACCAACAAGAGAATCCAGCAAAGCCGGAATATTGAGGCGATGAGGTCATGCAAAGGCTAATCCTTCCATGTTCCGCCACCGGTCGGATTCGATCACCGTCCGGACGGCGTCGGCACGCTGACGGGCAACCATATGGGACCGTTGCGTCTTTTGGCCTGTCTGCCATGTTTTGCCGTCGGCATCGGTCCACTCTGTATCCGTATGGGTAGACCAATGGGTCAAAGCGTTATAACCGGCCCACATCGTGCGGCCCAGTTCCCGCTCCTCTTCCTCGAAGCGATGCAACAAGTAATTCATCAGCCGCCGGTTGAGACCGTCACCTTGACCGGCTTCCGCTGCCGCGTCTTTTTTCTTGCAAATGGTTTCCGCCAGCAGCGCAGCAAATTGCTGACTGTTCATAGCCCGGCCCCGCCATAGTTGCATCTGGTCGCTGTTGTTTTGCCAGAACTCCAAACCCATGGCCGCCTTGCTGATAAGAGCGCCGACGGACAAATTCTTGGTGTGCTTTCGCTTCTGGTGATATGCCTTCTCGCCACCAAATACCAAAGTATTCCGGCAAAGGTCGCGATAAGCGCCGCTGAATATTTGAAAGGCCCATGACATATCGACAGAATTAAACACGTCCATCCGGCAGACAACCCGGTCGCGTAGATGTTCAATATTTTGCGACAGGTCGTTAAAGTGAATGGTCCGATGCGCTCGAAGTCCCCCATCATAAAGCCGGTCAGTTACCGTTACGTTTCCCGTTGGCAAGTCACCGTCGGAAAGCCTGTCGGCTTGCGCGGCAAAAAGCTTATCATGGGAGACCAGCTTGTAGCTGTCACCGACTGGCCGGGTCTGTAACAGTTCCCCGGTCGCGTCGTTAACAAGGGCAGAAAACCCCTTCAGCCGCGTCGGCGTGATGATGTCCCGGATAACTTCCCCGTGGGCAGTGCGATCGGGATAGCTGGTCAAGGCATCGATCGGCACCTTGCTAACCCTGCCATGTTCTGCAAAAAGCGACAGGTCATTTAGGTCGTTGTGGCGATATTCCCAGCCGTCACCTATGGGGCGGATGGCATCGTTAGTCGGTACTAAATCAAGCATAGCTTGGTCTCCTTTTCTGGCTGGCAGGATTGCCAACCCCTGAATCATGGCACAAGTTTTGCACCAGTTGAAGTCCCGGGCGCAAAAAAGTTTTGCAGCCCCGGCAAAAGTTGGTTGCCGCCCCGCGACTCGCGGCAACCGATGACCGGCCCGACAGTCCCGCCCCCGAACAATGGCGCAGGAAACCCCCAACCAATCCCCAAACTAGAGGCATAGCGCTGACAATATTTGAAGCATGGCGCTGACATTATTTGATCCCATGCCGGTCACGCCAGACGCGCCAAGTGATTGCCTGTAGCTGGTAGGGCATGAGGCCGACGCGCCGGGCGGCTTCTTGGTATGCAGCCTGCAAAGCGCGGTATTCACGGACGCCAATGTTTGACCGGTCGTCGGTCAATCCGACGCGCTCACCGTAAGCAATGTTTCTTGCGTGGCCGTCGATTGTCACGTTGAACTCGCCCATGATATCCATAAAAAAGGACGTGATTTTCTGGCCTTTCAGCATGGCCTTTGCCCCGTCGTAGTCTGGACGCGCCGCCAAGATATCCCATGCCTTGCGCTTCATAGCGTGATAGGTCGAGACCTTCACCGACAAGAGACCATCGCCCCGGATGAACGCGCCAATCAAGGCATCGGCATTGACAATATTTCGCGCCCATTTGTTGTTAGGTGAAAGCGCAGCGATAACCGCAACAGCAATATAAACAGGGACATCATATTTTTCTGCGATATCATACGCTGCCCTCTGTGCATCGGAGTACCACAAAAGCCCCTCATTATATTGTGTTGCGTCGGCGTCACGGTAGACGCCGGTGATGTTGTAGATCATGCGTTCGTGATCAACTAGCGTGGCCTGTTTTGTCATGTGATCACCTCACCGCTATGCAGCCAAACTGGCGCGTCGGTTTCAATCCACACACGCGCACCACACGAAAGCGGCTTGTTCGGTGAATAAACAACACGCGACAAGCCGTCGATTTCTGCGGCGTAAGTATAATGATTTCTTTTGCTGGTTTTAACCGTGATCACCGGGTTATGCGTGCCATTCTTTTTGTTAGCCCGGATGACGTGCTGGTTTATGTGTATACGTTTTTTCATGTCGTTGATTCCTTGTCGTGTTTCCTAATCGTTGCCAAACCTTACGGACGATAGCCGCCCCGGTCAATAGGTTTTATTTGTCTACCCTTTTCTCGCAGCCAACAGGACGGACAGCGCAACTGCCCCGAATCATTTGTCATGGCTGGCTCACCGCATTTGTCACATGGGTAGTCGGGCGACAATGTTGTGGGCTTTTGGCTGACAATATTTCGACTGACAATTTTTAGGCTGACAATATTTTTGGCTGACATTATTTAGTCCATATCTTGTGGGTGAGTAAAACCGTCACCCGGATCAGCATAGTCTATCTGCAATTGCAGTTGCAATTCGTCGTAATATTCGGCCACTGTCTCGCCGTGCTTGTCGATGAATTCCTGCCTTGTCATGTACGAGGCGTCCTCTTCCATCTCAATTACCCAGTCTTTTACTTTACCCATTTCTTGTACCTACCTTTGTCTCGTAGTGTTCAACATCAGCAACCACCTGATCGATCTTTGTGTATATCTGATCAAGGTCGCTGTCCATCAGGTCTATGTCTTCTAGTGCATGTTTTGCTTGTGTCAAGAAGGCACGGATCACCGTCGTCTGTGTGATCTTTGCGCGGTAGAGGTCACCATCCCTACAGTCGGGACATTCCATCCATTTCTCGACATCACAAAATATGTACGAGACTTTGCCGTAGCCGCCACAATGCCAACAGTGACAAGATTCGACATGGTTTTCCATCAGCAGTAAATCCTTTCCATGATGCCATTAAAGGCGTGGAACATCATCCAGCCCAAGAAAGCCCAGCAGCACGCAAGCAGGAATATCTCAATGTCATCGTGCGTGAGGCAATATTCCACAGCCTTGTCCCACAACTTATTCATGTTCACCTCCTAATCCGTCTGGTCAAGTGTGATGATTTCATATTCTTTCAGCATGTCTTTTACCTGTTCTGGGCTGTAGGCATAGACATACAAATACATCGTGCGCTGACGGTTTTGTCCGGTATTTAGTTCTTCATAGTGTGATACACATTCTACATAGTATCTATTCATGTTCACCCCCGTTGCCTCTACCCAGCCCACCAAAATACTGCGGCTTACGCTTGGCAGTCTCAAACACACTCAACGTGATAAAGATACCAGCCAACAAGATTGCGTGGACAAGCGCACTGATGCCAAACACAACAATCGATCCCACCCACGACGAGAACACAATACACCACATCCACGCAAGAACTTGCATAATCATGTGCCGGGTGTTTACGTCAGGGATGTTGGACAGCGGGTTCTTTGCGCTGTCCATCACTAGTTGATAGAGTCTAGTCATAGTCTGTCTCCCATCGTTTTTTTGCCAAGTCGACAGCGGCAAGGTGTAAGTCCTCTTCCTTGTAGCTGTATGGATCATCCGAAACAAAGAGGGGCCGTAGCTCCTCTATTGCCTCGTCGTACAAACGCTCAAGGGTCATTTCGTTCTGGTGATTACTCATCAACCGGCACCTCTTCTTCGTAGACATAGTCACGCCACCACATCTTCTTGCCTTCTTCGTCAACCGGCGGGGTGAACTTGAGCGCGTGATGCAACAGATGTTGCAGATGCTCTAGCTTGCCTACGTCGGACATCCAAACATCGTGGCACTCGTGAATCGTGGTGATCATGTTACGCAGATCATTGTGTGCCTTCAAAAGCTGTCTGCGGTCGTCGTCTCTTACAATTACTTCCATGTGTCAATCTCCTTTGTTTGACGTTATGTTAGTTAGCCATACAGGTAATTCAATACAACTGTCAACACAAAAAGAAACAGGGCCAGTCCGAAAACCAGCCCTGCTTCCCAAGGAGAACCAAACGATGTCTAACGCACTTCGTACGGTATGCACAGTTTTAGCACCACCCTTTCGTACCTGTCAAGCCATCTTTGACACTCTCTTTCGCTCTTGCTGACAAAGAGTGCAACCCATCGTGGGTAGTCCACACAAGCTTTTGACCTGACAAAATCTTTGCGTGTCTCCCCAATACGAACAGACGACACAGGAGCGACAACTTCGTAACGTCCCTCTATCCGCTCCTCTACAATGGGCAGTAGTTGTTCGCCCCTGTGGTTGCGAAACACTCTAATCTTTCTCTGCAAGTTTATGCTCCTCTACTCTCATACACACAGCTTCCTTGTTCATGGGCATATCTTCCCAAAACATCTGTGTTGATGCAACGTAACATTCGGCCATCGTCTCGTAGTCACCAATATTTTCGGTGACAAAATCATACTTGTTCAAGGCTGTTACTAACAACAGAACCCACACTACTTCCACCGTCATAGTCGTTGTCCTCCAGTGCTTCAATGTAGATGTCTATGGCCTCGCGAATTAGGTCAGCAACTGCGACCTGTTCTAGCCCAGCCTTGGTCATGGTGCGTGAATGCGTTGACAAAATATCGTACTGACGTTTTGTCATCAACAAGTTGTAAGTCTTTGTATCTTCACGAATCTTGTGAGGTCTTCCCATCTCGTATGTCCTTCTTGTGTAGCTTATCCCGTTGCTTCTCTCTCTTGTCTTGGATGACTCTTTTCCTGTAGAGCCTATCCCTAAGGGACTTAGCAATGGGATTTATTTTCTCTATTTTCTTTATCATGGGGTATCTCCCATAGGGGGGTTATTGATAGTGGCCGACAAAATTTTGCTTGTCAATAGATATCTGTATGGGTTACGTTGACAAAAATTAGGGAGAACAAAAGTGACAAAATCACCGCAATGGCTGACAACCTACGTCGAATCACTCGACATACAACCGCTGACAAAGTATCGATCTGACTGTCCTGTGTGTGGCAAGTCCAACACGTTCAGTGTCACGGACGATGGTGTGCAACGTATGTGGTACTGCTTTCATGCCGACTGTAACGTCAAGGGCCGCACTAGTGTCAAGTTGACAAAAGAGTTTGCAACGCACGCACTGGTGCGAAAACTTGCAAAGCCAACAGAAGAAGTTGCTGACAATGCCTTTCAGCCACCGCACACGTTCGTCAGTCTGTCCCGCAACAGGGATGCAGAGTTGCATGTGCGGCGCGTGAATTCCTACGATGCGTATCTTGCCGGTCGCGTTGACATTCGCTACGACTTTCAGCGACATCGTGTGGTGTACATGGTCAATGATGGCAAGCGCATGGTCGATGCGGTAGGGCGTGCCTTGAACGATGTGCGCCCGAAGTGGTATCGCTACGGCAAGTCACAGGTGCCATTTGTGTGTGGCAATCATGGCACGGTCTTTGTAGTTGAGGACTGTGCCAGTGCGTGTGCTATCAGCAATAAGGTCACTGGCATGGCGCTGCTTGGCACTAACCTATTGAATGAACACATAAAAAGGCTAGAGAACTACGAGCGCGTGTTTATCGCACTCGACAAGGATGCGACTGACAAAGCACTTGACATGGTGCGGCGTCTGTATTTTCTTGTGCCAACTAGCTTGGCTGTGTTGCAACACGACTTGAAAAATATGATGGATGACGAAAGGGACGAATACATTGAAGAGCGTATCGCTTGATCAACAAATACTAGGCTTTTGCCTGAACGCAGAATTTTTCTCGCAAGTAAAAAACACTCTTGACCGTGACATGTTCACCAAAGAGATGCGAGATATCTTCGACACGATTGTTTACAGTCACACAAAGTATGGCACAACGATGACATCGACAGAGCTTGCTGCTTTGTTTGATGATCGCAATCCTGCCATGCCGTCAAGTGCGCGGGACTCTGTCCACGAGATTATTGTGCAACTGGAGTCGGGCAACCCTGACAATACAGACATGCACATTGACATGGTTCAGAACTTCTGGCTGCGTGACCGCGCACGTCTTATTGGTGAAAAAGCAATAGAAATTTTCACTGGCGAAAGCGAAGAGTTTGGAGAGCTACAGCGCCTGATCGATGCTGTCGATGATGGCCGCATGTCGGACAAGACAACCTACACAGAAGTGGCAAGTGACCTTGACGAGTTGCTTGACGACGTGGCTGAAGACCCCGACTTTCCCTTTGATTTCAACCTGATACACGAAGAGGTGCCGGGTCTCGACCGTGGTAACTTTGGCATCCTGTTTGCCCGACCGGAAGTTGGCAAGACAACCTTCTGTTGTTTTCTTGCAGCGTCGTACATACGACAGGGCGTCAAGGTTGTGTACTGGGCGAACGAGGAGCCTGCTGATCGCATCAAGTTGCGTATCATCCA